TCTTACGACGTTGGGAACGAACCGTAGATACTTCTCCAATTATAATATCCAAACGAATAACGCTCGTAACCTTTTACAAGAAGATTGTCTGTCACGAAATCAACTTGCATATCTGTTTCGAAGCGAATGCGTTCCATATAGGACAAGCCATCAATGTTGGTCAGCAAGAACCATGCATACGAAGAGGTCAAGAAATCGTTGACCATGTAACCTTCGGGCAAGCCCCCGGCCGTGGTCAATATCGCGTTGACATCGTTGTCTGCAGTGCCCGGACGCAGTTCTGTCTTTGTAAGACGAATTGCAACAGGCTCAAGCTGCGGCGGAACAACAAGCTTGCGAGCGCGTGCAAACACTTTCAAGCCTGCTTGATCTTTGAAGTTCGTACGGACTGCGATCATCGCATTCAGCAAGGTTGCTTCGTTAAGATCAACATCAGTTGAAGGTTTGTTTGCAACAGTACCGCCGTCGATCGGATGGTTCGTAGCGCAGAGCGCAACGCCGTCACCGCCGATAGCAGCATTGTACGTCGTAGCTGTGTTGAGAATATTCGCGCCGTAGATTTCCTTGGTCTGTTGAAACGATTCAATAAGACCGAGGTTCGACGGAGCAAACTGGCTCTTGTAGAGGTTATCATCGATCGCCTTGCGGGTGATCGCGTAGCCGAGAGCAATTTCAGTATGCTCTTGGTTGTAAACAAAACGTTCGCCAGCATTGTTATCAAATGCAGTCTGACCACCTTCGGTCTTGAGCTGCGCGAGGCCGAGGTAGCGCATTTCTGCGGTACGTTCGAGAGCCATCTTTGAGTCATGCTTGGTGAAGATCTTGTCGTATTGCGACGGGATCATCTCATATTTGCCTTCGACACCGCGAAGACCGGGGAGGAGAAGATCCTTGATCTGTGAAAGATTAACAGCCATTGGTCTTTACTCCTCTTACGAAATACCAGTCGGGCCAGCGCCGTTACTGCGGAAGATTTCGTTGTTAAAGCCAACGATCACGTTGCAGTACTGAGAGGTGGGGTCGCCACCGTTTGCGCCAGATTGATACTGATAATCGACGATGATGAATGGGAAAGTAACCGTCGTGCCGACTGAAGAAAGATAAGCAGCCGACGTGCCCGTGCTTGTATTACCAGAGCCAATAGTGAACTGAGCGTATTGGCCTTGAACACCAGATGTCTGGGTTGCCAACGTGCCCGTAATCGGGAAGGAAGCACCAGAAGTCTGTACAAGGAAGCGAGCGTTCGGGTTGTCAATGACATAAGCCGTCACGTCACCCGTAGCATCCGATCCCGGCCAGTAGCGCGACCAGACGGTACGCTTCTGAGAGGTCGAAAGATAAGAGCAACCAACGAAGATGCCAGCAAGTGCCGTAGATCCTGCAGCCGCCTGCGTAATATATCCATTGGCAGTCGAGACAACAGGCATCACGGGATCACCCGTAAAAATTGGAGTCGTATTGGAAGATGCAATGCGACGGGTCGACTGTGCAAAAGTCGGAGCGCCGCCTGCGCCACCATAATACTCCAAGAAGCCGAAAGGCGCAGAAGTATTCGCCATGACGGTATTCTCCTTTCAGAGAGTTCCATCATCGCACAGCGGGGCGACTAAGAAACAGGGGATGGTTAAAATCTCCCACAGCGGGGGGAGATGAGCAATTGCGGATAGTATACTTAGTTTAAAAAAAAGAAAAGGGGGCCGAAGCCCCCATTTCAAGATCATTGTTCAGGGATTGAAGTATCATACGCCTTGGAGATTTTAGGGGCAATTTGAGCGTCTTCGCGAGATATAATGCCGCCTTTGCCTTTGGGATCCATTTGGCCTGCCTTGATATTTACTTGTTGGCGGGCCTTCATAAGTTCAATTCGGCGCATTTCGTCAGAGATTTCCTTTGGACGCTCCATAAGCACCTGACCGTCACGTTCAATCGCGCCCGTATAGCCCTTCTGCATCATTTCTGGATGCCGAGAGGCTGGTACTGGCTCCCAACCTGTGCGGATCAAGTTGTTCATATAAGCTGGGTCTTCCCACCCCATGACGGTTTTGCGTTTCCACTCATACTGCCACCCTTCTGGGGCGGTTGGGGCATAAAATTTATCAACGCCGTCATCAATATTGCCAAGATGGCCGCGAAGCTCTGCGGCGCGCTTGGCTGCGCGTGCGCGGGGGTCTTCAGAAGCCGCAGGCTCTGGCCGAACGGTTTCTTCGCGCATGGAAGGACGCTCAATAACCTCTTTTTGCGGTGTTTTTGCTTGTTGAATTTCACTTGCGGAACGCATGATTAACCTGCCATCTTTCCAGCCTTTATCAAGGCTTGTTTTTGAAGAGCGTATTCGCGATCGGTCATACCGAAAGCGGCTGCGTGTTCACGTTCTGCTGCCGTCAGGCGCACAACATTTTGCCTTGTGCCGCTATTATTAGGGACAGATCGTGATACGGGTGCCGCAGGAGGGGCTGATCTGCGTTGTGTTGGTGCTGACGCTTCTGACAAAACCGACTCCTCTTGTTGCGACTGTTGTTGTTGTTTATTGATGCCCAATCGGCCCTCAATATAATCAAAATACTCATGAGTATCGACTTCGATACCGTCATCTAAAGCATCTTGATGTGCGCGAAGAGCCCTATCAAGCTTTCTACTATCAGAAAGCAAATTTTTATGCTCTCTGAGCCATTTGGCTGACTCTGGAGTTGCCTGAGATGCCAATTTTTCAATTGGATCAGTGATTGCTTGTTGTTTAAGGGCAACTTCATATTGGTTTTTGCCAATAATAAGCTTATCCAGATCGCTATTAGCTCTTTGAATCTCAAGCATAATGTTAGCTTGGGAATCTGCATCACCCATAGCAATAGCATCTTTGAGATTTTGTTTTAAAATCTCCGAATTGCGCTTCACAGTCTCAATTGCATTGTCAATTAAACGCAAATTGCTATCGTTTTCGTTGTTTTTTGCAACTGCAGCCTGTTCTTGAGCTTCACGATATCGTTTTTCAGCAACTTCGCGAGCTTTTTTTTCTTCTTCAAGGCGAGCTTTTAATTCGCTTATTCCGTCTTCTATTGAAAGTTCAGGCTCTTTAACTTTAACCGAAGGTTCTGGAGCTTCTTCAATAATAAGATCGTCTTCTTTTTTCTCGGCCTCCAAAGGTTCAAGATCAAGCTCAAGTTCAATTTGCTCTGTTTTTTGAGTATTTTCCATGAGATTTCCTTACCAAATCATGTCTGGTTCTTTGATCCGCGCTTTAATCGACAGATCATCAAGAATGCGGCAAGATTTTCCATTTACAGAAAGGGCCCAGCCATCAGACGGACGAAAGACGACCCAATCGCCAACTTTGATTTGTTGCCCATTGAACCATTTTCCTGTCTCGTCAACAAAAGCCGATGGCCCTGTTTTAAGAACAAGGCCAACTTTGCCTTGATAATTGTCTTCATCAATTGTTTTATCGGTTAAGAGAATGCCGCTCGCTGTTTTTTGCGGACGGACATAAATACCGACAAGAACTTGCATATTGAAAAGTTCAATATCTTTAAGATTGCCAACTTTTGATTGGATTTCTTTAACTGGATCAATGGCATGAGCCATTTTCATTGGCGGCATTACAGGCTCCTTTCATCGCGATTAGCGATATCGGTGGCCTCATCCATCAACTCCAGCGCGAGAGCCAAGCCTTGAATGATGCCCACCTGCTTGAGATAATGGGCATGGTTTTCTGCAACACCAGATGCCAGAGCGTCTTTAAGCCGTTCATATTGCTCTTTTACCTTCTGTAAAAATATAGCGTGCGTTCGTTGTGTAGTCGTTAACATAGCATCCCTCAATGCTCCCTCTACCATGATGGGTGGGTCGGATGCTGGTAGAGGGATAGCACCCGACCCGTTCTGCGCCTATGACCGCAGAATTACTTTTTGCCGACGACTTTGCCAGCCTTGTGCCCGTAGGCCTTGATTTTTTCCAAGCGGCCAAGACCGCCGCCCGCTGCATGATCAATTACATGCGTTGTGCGACCACCCGTATTGCGGGGCTTGTGAGCTTGGATTTCCGTCTTCTCAAGGCGACCTTTGCCGCTGCCTGCGCCCGCATCCATGTCCTTATAAGAACGATAGGCGCGACCGCCTGACTTGCGCGGCATTGGTGCGCCCTGCGGAGGCATAGGAGGCATTGGAGGCATGCCGCCTTGCGGAGGCATTGGCATGCCCTGCGGGGGCATAGGAGGCGGAACAGGCATTGCTTTCGGCATAGGAACAGGCGCGTTTGGCATTCCCATTGGCTGCTGTTGGCCTTTGCCAGTTGCAATGACAATATTGATGTTTGTCTTGCCCTTGGTGCGACCGCCTTTTTTAAAGCCTGCTACACCTTGACCTTGTTGTTGCATTAATCTGCGACGAGAAGCATCAATTTGCTCTTGCTGCATCAAGTCTTGCAATGTGCGATCTAAAGCGCCAAAAGTTTGCGGTTCAGGTGCAACAGGCGTTGGTGCCTGCCTCATCATAGCATTACGACTTGCTTGCATATTTGTAGAAAGCCTGTCTTCTGGTGCCGTCATTTCCTGATAAGGATTGTAGGAAACAAAAGTTGGTTCCTGCCTCATCATAGCATTACGATATGCCATTTCGTTCGTAGCAGTTGTGTCTCGCGCTCCTACATCCGCATACGGATTATAACGAAGTTGCGCTTCACGATAAGCACGGTCTCCCATGACATCCTGCGTCTGACGATCACGCACACGCGATGCCTGATCTTCAGCAATGCGTTGAGCGCGCATTTGGGCTTCCATTTCCATCTGCTGTTGCGGATCACGCATACCAAACTGCGTTGACCCCGGCATTGGACCGCTTGCAGGCTTGTATGCAGGGGCTGTTGCAGACTTGCCAGAAGCTAATGCTGTAGCCGCTTTCTTAGCAGGCATATCGGCTTCTTTTGACGGCCCGCCAAAAAAGCTTTTATCGGTGCGATAATAATCGACGCGAGGGCCTTCGCCAAAATTGACGATGCGTGAGCCAATATTCTTTGGGTCTACGCCAAATTTTTTGGCAAAATCTTCCTTTGTAATGCCTGCAACAGCACCTTTTTCCTCAAGGCTTTTAATCATCTTGCTGTTGTCAAACATATCGGAAAACCAATTTCCGCCTTTTTCGTCTTCTGTTTTGCCGCCCTTTGCATGAGCATGACGACCGCCGACTGCACCGGGGATCTTGGTCAATGAATCGCCCGAGAACACGCCGCCGCCCGCATATTTCATCGTGCGACCGCCACCGCACATTTTGCATGTGCAGTCTTTGTGGTGCATGGCTTTGCCGCCCTCTTTTAATCCCTTCATGGATTTTTGCTTATCGTGCTTTTCATCAAGCTTCGACTTCTCCCACTTTTCCATGGAGATGCCATACTTCTTGGCAAGCAAACGATCTTGGGCCTCGTCCTTCTTAGAACCTTCCCAATTCTTTACCTTGCCGCCCTTCTTACGCGCATCAGGATAATCAGGTGATTTTGTTGGGTTGCCTTTCATCGAGCCATACTTGGCAAGATTAGTAACCTTTTCCTGATCGGCATCGCTATATTGAACGCCTTTGTAATCAGGCGATGGCGTTGTTGGACGATAACCTTCTTCGACGCCTGTGGACTTGCCGCCCCACTTTTTGTGGACCTTGCCGCCCTTCTTCATCATGCCTGCGGCTTTGCCCATGGCACGCGACTGATCCGAGATCGGATTGTCGCCAATCGGGCCGCCGCCAAACTTCTTGGCAACGCCACCTGTCTTGATAACGCCGCGGCCTTTAAGAACGTCAGCTTTTGTGACCTTTCCGTCGCCCGTCAAATCGGGGAACGCCTTGCCGCCCTTCTTGAACGCGCCGACGTGCTTTTTGCCTTCGCGCGCTTCATTCGCCATGCGAACGTCGCGATTGATCAGATTGTCAGGTGTCAGATACCGCTTTGAGCGATCCTCGGCCTCTGTGCCAATGCGTCCGCCAGATTTGCGCGGCTTACGATCAGCACGGGCTTTTGCAGCTACGCCATCAATTTTGCCAACTACTTTACCGCCCTTCTTGTACAAACGCTTTACAAGCGGACGAGCGCCTGTCTTCACGTCGGCATTAAGCGCCTCGGGCGGTGACCATGTGGACGAATCAACTTTTTGGCTTGGGTCGGATTTGGTAAGGCGCTCTGCCTTACTCTTCATTGCCGACCTTGCGGCTTTCGCGGCTTCTGACATTTGGTTTGCTCCATGGAGGGTTTAGAACGGGCGTCCCCGTTTTGCCACCATAATTGCTGAAGGGTCCAATGCGGGTGGCGGCGCACTGATTTTGGCGAGCGCATGCTCGACAATCGCGGGATTATGATAGGGAGCACGATATTTTGCAACGCCACCATGGGCATATTCTTCCCAGACATCTTGATAAGTACCGTCAGGCATAAGCTTCTTCACCAAGCGGCGGCGTGATCCTCCGCCTTGCGGTTGCTGCGGTTGGAAGTCAGGCATAGGTGAAGCTGGCTTAAATGTTGAGCTATCCAGCGATGCAAGCTGTATTGGCTTGTTGACAGGCGTTAGCGAAATCGGTCGCGCAGGCTGCGTGAATGCAACCTGTTGTGGCGCAGGCGCGATCTGGTTTTGCGCAAATGTTGACTCATAGTGTTGAGGCATCGGCGCAGGCGCAATTTGATTTTGTGCAAATGTTGGCTCGTAATGTTGCGGCATTGGCGCAGGAGCGATTTGGTTCTGCGCGATTGTCGGTTCAAAACGTTGCGGTATCGGCGCGGCCGCTATTTGATTTCCTGCAACGGATGATTCATAATGTTGCGGAGAAGGCATGATTGATGAAATAATATCAGCCTGTGATTTCATTATTGGCGATTTGTTTGATATGTCTGCCATTTGATATGCGCTTGGACGTTTTTCATTGGCAATTTGCATTGATGATGGACCGCCCGCAGGAAAGCCCGCGTTTGCCCATGCCGTCATCTGTTCTGCTTTTCGTTGTTTATCTTCTGCGTTTTCTTCTTTCATTGCATCAATGATAGCAAAATTTTTAGCATTTAAATTAAGCTGAGATTGCAATAAATTAGGCGGCATATCGCGATAACTATGTTGTGTTTGTTGACTGTTATCATGACCATTTTGATCAGATGTAGTATTTGGATTTTCTTGTTGATTAGAAGATCCGTTTGATGCCCCCGATGAACCAGCTGATCCTGTTGCACCGCGTTCTGGTTTGCTGCCAGAAAATTCTGTGTCACCGCCGAAGCCAAAATGATCGCGCTCGACTTCTCCGCCGTCTGCTTTTGGCAGTCGCGGAAGATCCGCAACACCATGAGCGTCATTGATAGCTTTGACTTCATCATCGCCAAGGATGCGATTGACTTTCATCTCGCCGCCAATGAGCCAGTTGCCCGTCATGTTTGGATTTGTTTTATAACGATAGTGGCCACCATGAGGAACCTGATCTGTAATATGTGCGGTTTTTAAATCAGGCTTACCTGCCTTTGTCATGCGAGCTCGGCTGTTTGCGATCGATTGCCAATCGACATCATCAGGCATTTCAATTTCAGCCCACACATGATTGTCAGGACGGTAGTCGGGTGCCTTCAATGATTTTTTAGATTTGCCGCCGATATGCGTTGCAATAGGTAAATCACCAGCATGCCAGCCGGGGCGATACGCAAGGTCACCAAGCTTTGATTTTACTTTGGTCGGATTTTTTCCCGGAGGGCCAGCTTCTGCGCTAACCCATTGGCCCATTGGAACAGGTTTATTTGCATCAACAAACAAAGGGAATATTTGGTTCGGCTTGCGCGGATCTGTGCGGAAAAGCTTGTAAGCCTTTACTGTATTTGTTGGTTCGACATCACCGCCTTCTTCAAAATGTTGCGGCTCATGCCATGTATTTTCATTTTCATTGCCTTCCCACACAGGCGCGTGACGACCTGTTGCAAAATGAAAATACTCGTAATCCTTATCATCATCAGGATAACGAAATTTATCATTTGCTGTCTTGGTCATTGTTTTACCAGAAGCCAAACGCAATTTTGCGCCTTCTGGCAAAGCTAAAGCTTGGATTGGAGTGTGGAGCTTTTCACCAAACTTTACATCTGGGTGCACTAAAGAAAATGAATGATATTCATTTTTAATTTTTTCTGGATCATGAAAAGATTTATCTTCATGTTCTTGATATAAGTTAATTCCACCAGAGCCTTGTGCAGGTTGTATTCTTTTCAAACCAGAATGCGTGTCCATAAAATAATGCGTTTGTTGATTAAACGCATCACCTTTTGTCGCAGCTATGATATGACCACGGGCCTTTGCCGTACCGCCATCTCCATAAGCTTCAACCTCGCCGCCTTCTGCATAGCGGCGCTTGATGTTTACGCGGTCGTGATCGAAGACGACGTAGTTGTGTGTTAGTTTATCCGTGCTCCAGCTGGCGAGTGGCCCGCGGCTACCTGCATCAAGATACTTAATGCCGTGGATGCCAAGAGACATCAATTCATTGCTAGCGATGTTTTTGCCGCCCAAACCTTGGGTATTTTTATAATATACGTCTTGTCCAGTATCCTCTGGCTTATACGGCCTGTTTTTTTGCAATGGCGTATGATTAGCCAAAGCATTTTTTACATACTTGCTCTGCTCACTCAACGGCTTATCCCAATCCAAGAAGTGATCAGGATGAGCGTCGATGTGGACCTCGTACATGTGGCCTTTATTTTTAATTTCAGGTTTTACAGAACGAATAAGCTGTTCTGCTTTTTCAATATATTCAGGTTTGTAATGAGAATAATTAGACCGCATGTCATCGACAGCTTCATCTAAACCCATATCATAATTTTGCATTTTTGTTAGTGCATGATGAATAGGATAAAGAACTTCTGACCAATTTATGTTCTCTGGATAAGAAAGATCTTCGTATGGATAAATTTCGTTTGCAGCTTGAGACGCAAGAGGAAATTCTTTCCCTTTTACTGATATTGTTGGATTTTGAAGAGCATCACGATATTCTTTTGCTACAGGCTCCGCTTCAGCAAAATACAACCCATGGCCAAACGCTTGTGCGCCTTCGCCCGTTCCAATCTTGCTTGTGTCAAACTGCTCAAACTCATGCGGTGAGCCGTGGTAGGCGGTGATGCCGTCTACCTCTCCGCCGTCGCCTTTTGTAATATCGGGGTCATAACCCCATTCGTTCAATGAATCTCCATTGGTAAAAACATCTTTTGCTTTTACCCTCTTGCTAGCAATTTTATATTTTCCATTAAGAACACTTTCACCATGCTGTTTAGCATATGCTTTAGTTGGCGTTACCCAATCGCCCTTTCTAATCATTTGACTAATTGGATTTTCATGTTTCATAGCATTTTTATAAACTTCGAGCGGTATAGCTCTATGAATCCAAACAGGAGCTTCTGGATTTCCTTTTATGCGAACAGTATGTCGATATGACTCCTGATCAATCGGATTATCTTTATTGCCATAATAATGAAGGCCATTAGGGCCATACAAATCGGATGGGTATACGCCTGTTGTATCATGCAACGGCGCACCGACATCATCGTCCCGCGATGGCGCTTGATGCTGGCCGCGATAATCTTCTTCCATCACAGCCTCCCGCTGAACACAGGCTCGCCTGAATCCGCCGTCACGATGTGAACGCCGGGGATGCCGTGAGCGGGGTGAACAGATCCGCCGCGCTTTAAGCCTTCTTGCGGCGGAAGTGCTTGGGAAGATCCTCTTCTTCTTCTGGGTGCAACTCCGCTGGCGGTTTCCCCAAATGAGCTAGGTGAAGATAGGTTTCCCTGTTCTCCTTCAAGCCCGCTCGGCGCATTAGGCCCAACAAGCCCTTCGACAGGTCCATCTTCTCTGTGCCAATCGGGGTGCGGGATTTGTCCTTGCGGTGTTGATGCTGCGTCATGGGTTAATGCCCTCGCCTGTTCCTGTGAGATTTTTCCTGCGCGGAAATCGCGCCAAATATTATCAATAGCATCTACGTTTTTTTTGTTCGCTTTGAACGAAGGCGAAAACAACCCACGAATGGCTTCCCATGTAATGGATTGCATTTGCCTTGGCAGAATATCTCTTTCGTTTGCTGCTCGCCGATAGGCTTCAGCCACCAAAGGATACGTTCCACGAACGCCAGTTATATCAGACCCAGCCGCATTTGGAATACCCGCACCGGTGCTTGTGTCAAGATTATGCCCAACTTCAAGCGATTTGCCGCTCAAAGGACGATATAGTGCCGCCGCAACCGCATGAGTATCCGCCGTCACATCGCCAAGCTTTGAATGAGGCACAAGAATGTTATTGTAAAAATTGCGAACCTTGTGTTTTGAACCCATCAATTGGGACATTGCTTCTGGGTTGTCTTTATTTTCAATCGCGGCAATTGCCTTGCCAATCTCATTGAACGAGCCCCAAGCGACCTTCTTATGACCGCCCGCATCCGTCATCGCATATTCTGTTTCGTCACCTTCTGGTGAGATGATGTGATATTTTTTGTCGCCATAAGTTTCGTCATGCAAGCGAAGCCACAATGCTTTTGCTGCAAGTCGTTCGTTGTTATCCAATCCCATGTTGTCGATGTCGGTCAACGATTTGCCATGCATCATCTCAGCAACTTTAAGATATTTGGCTAGCGATGGATCCGCGCCTTTTTTAACTTGCGATTCTGTTGGCGTGATCATTTGCTTAAACTTTGTCATCATGGCATCGTCCATCGGTGTGTCGTGATGGTTTGCCATAATATGCAACACGCGGTTTCCTAGTGATACATTTTGAAACCAATCTTTTTGAGGAGAGAGCGCCGCATAAACACCTGCAACAGAATGGTCAGGAAGATTGTATTTTGCCGATTGACGATCGGTAATTGCTCGAGCTCCATCATACCACTTGCTACTCCGCTCGCGAATGTCGGGCCTGATCTGGTCATGAAGAGCAAGCAAGTTGTCTTTCATGTGTTCAATAAAATGTTCTGCAAGCTCGTCATCGCTCATACGCAATGCGGCTGATTGCGGGACATTGATGTAATTACGAACAAGCGCCATGTTTTTGCCAAACACATTGTTTGGAGAAGCTTTCAATGCCGCCATATCAGAAATTTTTGGCTCACCTGCAGGCGTTGGGTCTGCCTTACTGCCGAGGCGCGTAGGAATCCACGCAGGATGATCTTCGCTTCCGATCGTCTTCATGGGCTCGGGCGGATTGTTGTGGCCCATCATGCTTTTTGAGCCGCCTTTTGCAAGTTTCACTCGCATGACAGGCTTAACAGAGCGAGCTATGCCCAAAACATCTTTGCTCATTCTATCTCGCTCCTCAAAGATATCTTGGTCTCAAGCCGTTGGCGCTTCCAGAAGCCGCGCTTGATCTTACGCAATGCTTTTGTGTTGTGCAGATAGCAATACAAGCTGCGCGCATAGCGGTTGAACGCATCAAACTCTGCGCCCCCCTTCAATACTGCGCGCGTGCCCATCATTATGGATTTCTTCCTGTAATAGCTGGCAAAACATTACCTAAAAGCTCTTCCACAATACCTGTGCTTTCAGGATGCACGGCGATGTTCTGCGCAAGATCAACCATCTGGATACGCTCTTTCGCAATCATCTCTGCTTGTTTCATTGCATTATCGGCCGCATCTTTTTGCATATCAGCAGCAAGACCTGCTGCTTTTATTTTTGCATCCATGGTCTTTGCATCTGCAAGTTGCTTCTTGATTTGAAGATCGGCAACTTTTGCAAGTTTCTCATGTTGATCAGGCCCTTGCGGCCCACCAATCCCCGCAATTTCTTTATCTTGCATGACTTTTGCCGCATCAATTTGAAGCTTCGCTTGATCAACAGCAAGTTTGCCTTGTGCCGACATTTGTTTCGTGTCAGCTTCCTGTTTGCGGATCTGTAACTCTGCGATCGCACGCTGCATTTCAGGTGGCATTTGACCTTGTGCTTGTGGCGGGATCATAAACTGATCAGGGTTCGACCAGCCCATCGCCTTCAGTGCCGCGGTATCAATCGCAACTGGATCATACATTGAAGGATTTGAAGCTTGGATTTGTTTTAAACCAACCACTTTCATCAAGCGCTGTGTTTGTGACGCAGTATTAGGATCAGCTTGCGGAACAAGATCAACTTGGTTCAACGCGCGCAAAAATGTTTCTTGATCCCATGGGCGTGCAGGGCGGCGGTTCTGCTGCCAGAACGATTCAGGGTTTTCGCGGAAACAATTGACAAGCAGCTGGAACTCTTCTGCCTGCGCTGCATGCATGCGCTTGTGTACGCTGTTCAAGACCTTTGTCGCCTGATCAATCAACGCAATCGTTGTGCCGACAGGCGCGTCTTGCCTGCCTTCGCCGACAGCCATCTCGGCCGTGCCACCGATACGCATGCCTGTCTGCGCCATGTTATCGGTCAAGCTCATCAAACCGCCGCCAACGTCTTTGTATGGCAACGGCATCACAGCTTGATTGATTGGCATGCCGCCTGTCTTCACAAGCGCGCCACCACCGGGCGGCACACGGAAGATGTTCGTGTTTTGACGAGCGCCCGTGTCTGCGTACAAAAAGCCGGGGAAGTTGGCATACATCCCAGCATCGAGCATTTCACGCCACGCAGCTGTGAGCGCGTTGGTGGTGTTGCCGAGAATGTGAAGCAAACCAATATCGTAAAAACCCATGCCGGGGACAAACGTATACTTGACAAAATTCTGTCGAGCTTCTGGCAGATCCTTTGTGTCTTCATCGTAATTCCTCACGATTGACAAGATCTCTCTAGACGACACATCAATTGTCACGCGATAGGGGATCTCAAGCCCCGTCTCTTTGCCTTTGCGCTTATGTTCAAACCCTTGAATGTTCAACTCGCAATAGCATTCATAGATCTCGCGATCACGGTCTTCTGGATTTGATTGTTCGCTTGATATGCCTTGCTGTTCGTTCTTTGCGCGTTGTGCTGCGTCTAATGTCGTTTGCCTTGGCGTTGACAAATCAATATCACGATACACACCAAGGATCTGCATACGCTTCACAGTTGACGGTCGCATCATAATGCGATGCGTGATGCGCTTTGCATTTGAAAGATCGGTTGCCGAGTTGTTGACAATAAGATCATCAGCATCGACGCTTTCGCTTACGGGCCTGCCACGCAATGGGCAGAAGTAAATCTTTTTAAACGCAGTGCCTCCGAAACCGAGCATGAGAAGCATGCGGTCTGTATCTGGGTAATACTCTTTTGCAGTGGAGGTAAGATAGTGGTTGAGATCGTCTTCGAGATCATTAGCCAACTGATCAGACTCAAGGGTAGCATTGTTGTTATCCTCGCGGATCTTTAAAGGCCCATCAGTCGGGAGCAGTTCGCTTCTTGCGTTAGCTTGGAAGCGGAGCACCGCTTCAAGCAAGAGCGGGTGTCGAATACGCGACATGCCTTCCACGGGCGCTCCATCTGCTGCCCCAGCAAGTCCCGGCACTTCAAGTTTAAGTCCGAGGAGCTTGATGCCTTGCGCTCGATCTTCAATCCATTCTTTTCGTGATTGCAAATCATCCTCAACCCCTTTTAGAAGATCATCCGCAATCCTGCCTAGCTCCATCTGATCAATATCTTCAACGAGGTTATCAAACCATCCTGCGCGGCTAGACCCTTCGGCCTTCTCCAATGGCGAGCCGTCAAGCGTAAGAGTGATTGACCCGTCTGGGCCTTCAATCGTGAGCAAGTTGCCTTTATCGTCTCGGTCTTCTTGTGGCCCGTCTTCTGCCATTTCGATAATCAGGTCACCGAGATTGAGCTTCTCTTCCTCGGGTTGTTGTTGACGCAGATTGAGAGGGGCGAGTGCCATTGGTTAAATCCCATAAAGCGGCGCGGGCGGAGCACCCGTATGTTGGCGGCTAATATCATATTCCTCTTGCGCCTCTTCCGCCCGTTGGATGAGGCTTGTTCGCCGTAAGTATCGCATAGCCATACTCACCGTGTCCACTAGGTCGTCGTGTTTGGCTTTCGGAAATTTCTGGCATTGGACAATCACATTGTCCGCCCAGCTCTTGTCGGGGGCATATACGAGCCCTTCTTCGAAAAGATGTTGGACGGCGTAAAGACGTGAAACCTTGTCAAGAGACCCCGGATTGTCGAGCTGAACAGAAAACTTTTTATTAGCGTATATCCTACGAAGCTCGGTCGCGACTGGAATGCCTGCCGCCTTGTCTTCAATCAGAACGCGGCTGATTGGAAAGCGGGCGCAGGTTTCAGCAATCTTCTGCATCAAATCCGCGAATTGAAGCCTTTCCTGCCATGCATAGACCAGCATCGCCTTCGGGTGCGGCTGCTTGTAGACGCGCTCAATTGCGTAGCCAACGCCTGTTTTGGCTGCGTCCGCAACAGGATCTTCCGAAAAAACGCCCCAGACGGTCATGGCGCTGTAATCGTTCTCGGTCTTCTCGGTGTAGGCGGTATCGACGGCCGCGATAATGTTGTCGAAGTCAGGAAAGCGCGGAGCGTCCCAAAGCTTCCACCAATTACGCTTGATGATGCCGCCATCCTCTGGGGTCGGTGTCTGCTGAAACTGACCAGAGACCGCATAGCTCCCCATGATCTTCTTGTCGCGATCGACGACATGCCGCGGGAAACGGTCGGGGAAGTAGAGCTCGCCACGCTCGGTGCGCGGATCCTCCCAGCCAAGCATGGTCGGGGTCGCGCGGTCGGGGTCGTATTCCATCGGGATCATGATGTGGTCGTATTCATCGGCCTGCTTTTCAAGAATGATTCCAGAAGGATCCTCTTCGTGCAGGCGCTGCATGATCACCACGATGGCGGATCGGTCGGGATTATTGAGACGGGTCGGCACGGCCTGCTCGAACCACTCGGCCACGCTCGCGCGCACGGCCTCTGAGTTGGCATCGTCAACCGACAAGGGATCGTCGATGATCACCCGATCGCCGCGGGCACCCGTGATCGATCCAGCCGCCACAGCCTGCCTGAAGCCCGTCTTGGTGTTCTCAAACTTGGTCTTCGCGTTCTGATCGCCCGTAAGCTGGACGATGTCGCCCCACCGAGCCTGATACCATTCTGACTGAATGAGCCGCCGCATCTTGGTGGAATCGCGAACGGCCAGATCCATCGAGTGAGACGCGCAGACATAGCGCATCGATGGCATGCGCCGCGGTCCCCATTCCCATGCGGGCCAGAACACATTCGTGATCAGGGACTTCATTGCGCCCGGGGGCACGTTGATCAGCAGGCGGTTGTAGAAACGCTCATCATCAACCATGACGCCTTTTGTGATGGCTTCCAGATGGGCGCAGAGCAGGTCGATGTGCCAGTTGTGGACGTATTCTTGCCCCGGCTCAACCACATGCCATGCGAGCTGGATGAATTTTGCGAGAGACCGAGGCGCGTCATAAAGATCGAGGGCCACGACCTGCGCTTCTGCGTCAATCAGAGACCCGTCAGGCGCTCGAACGTAGGTTGTCACTCGCTGTCCTCGTCGTCATCCTCAAACGGCTTGTCGTCGCTTTGTGAGGCTCTGGCAGCGGCCGTGAGCGCATAGCGCAGGGCATCACGCGCATCAGGATCCATGGCTGCAGGATCGAGCACGGTCGTCTGCGTCTGGATGGGGCCGCCATTGGGGCCTGTCAACTCGAGGGCGCGTTTCATCTCGCCGTACTCTTCTCGGTGCTGAGACCCCACCATCATCTTCCAGATCTGCGCGTTAAATTTTGGATCCTTGATCCCGATCTGCGCCTGATCTTCCCACCACTGGAGCGACAAAGCTCTCGCGCGCGTGAGGGCGTCAGAAAATTCTTCGTGGGCCGCAGCCCAATCCAAGATCGTTTGCTTTGAGACATTGCAAGCCAAGGCCATCGAAGTCATCGACTTGCCCTCTTTGCCAAGCTCAATGATCGTCTCGCAATATTCAGGCTTGTAAAGCGACGGTCTGCCCGCAGGCATGGCTATTCCTCCAAACACCAGCAGAAAATAGTGCTTTTCCGCGCAAAGCGCAAATAGCCGAATAGATATTTTAGATATCCAAAACACCCACTATCCAAAACGAGGGCTAAGAGCTTGATTTTATTGTATAATATTTTATAGATATATAGATATATATATAGATATATATACCTTCTCTCTCTTTAGTTTGAAAACAGTCTCCATGTCTATCTCTCTATCTCTATCTATTATTGTCTCTGTTTCTATCTCTATATATCTCTCTCTTAAGACTATCCATTCTAGCCTAATATCTGTAATGATTTCAATGGCTTATAAAATATCAAAAAAAACTATCTATCTAAGTAAAAGGGCCCCGAAGGGCCCTCAACCGAACATCTCCCTTACAAAATCTTCAACAGAGCCGCCATAGGACGGCCTGAGCGCCCATCTCTGCGTACGCGCCACAAACACTTTCCCCTCGCGATGGAGGTCTCCTGCGGTCATTATAAGCGAACTCCACCGTTCCCCTTGGTCGTCTTCTTTGAGGATCCAGATCCCATCCGCATCCTCATCGATTCTGACTGTGCGCCCGATCCTCATGCCGCCACCCGACCATGCTCGTCATAGTAAGCCTCGTAGGCTTCTCTGATGTAATCGACATAACGCTGTGCAGCGCGCTCAGGGGTCGGGCCCCAGATCATGACACCGAAGACATCGAGCGGGTCTTCGAAGTTTTCTTCTTGCATAACGGCATAGGGCGCGTTGGGGTCGCTCCGAAAGCCGGGGTAGCAGATCTCGAACGTGATGGTGTCGCGATAGTCCGCGAGGGGTCCGTAGATCTCTTTGCCGACGAAGGGGTTTTTTACGGTTACGGTCTGCATTTTCTATCTCCAATCTAAAAGGTGGGTGGGGGCCGAAGCCCCCTAGTTAATCAGGCAAGAGAACGAAGATAGTCTGGGAGATCTTCTTCTCGTCCTCCGCCGCCTAGAATAAAGGCAACTTCTGAGACTTCTTCTTCGTATGCCTCCGATCCGTAGACCGTGCGCGAAAAATACCAGTTGTCCTCGTTGATCTCGCCGACTGCTCGAACACGCTCTGCCAGACGCTCGCACTGAGCGAAGGTGAGATCAATGCGTTTGTGAAGGAACACCACACCCTTATGGGTGGTAGCAGAAACATAAAAGCCCGGGCAATTAGGGATAATCTCGGAAGCGGGGCCAGTTGGTGACGGATTTAATCTTTGTCATTTTAAAATCTCCTGTTTAACATCTAGAGGGCACCAGCGCCCTGCCCGATCCTTGTCTCACGAATCGCAACCCAGTGCAAGCAGAAAATTGCAGTCACTCCTCATTTTCTTTGTATTCAAGAAAACCTTTTAAAAGGGTAAAAAATTCGGCCAGTTGCTCGGCATCAAAGCTCGTAATGCCAGCCACAGGTTTCCATTTTGTTTTGTCTCCAATATCGACCAAGGCTTCCATGGAAAAGCTTTTTACCGAGGGGCTCTCATAGTCTATTTTTACACGAAACCCAGCGCCGTTCTGGGTCGAAATCGTCAGCTCTTTCATCCAATGGTGATAGCTCATTTTTCAATCTCCTTTACTGCAAATTTATCTGTTCACCGCTCGGCGGCTGGCAAACGCCCTCGACGATCAAGTTGTGCGCCATGCGGCCGTAGCGGCCCTGCAAGCGCCATACGAGGCCCGTGTCGATCAAGGCCTGCCAAGCCTCAATGACGGTTTCGAAGTCAACTGGGCCTGCCTCGCCTTCGATGATTTCAATTGCGTCTAGCGTGTTCATTATGCGGCCTCCTTCTTGCTATAACAGATACCGAAGTCGATCAGATACTGAGCTTCCTGAGCGTATTCTGCGCCCAGATCCCAGATCAGGTCAAAATCTATCAAGGTCTGATAGGCATTGGCTACGACGTAGAAATCCGCATCTTCGTCGGCGTATTGTACAATATTGATTGCGTCTTGGATGGTCATAATAACCTCCCCCTCAGTCCATAAACTCTGCGCGTGACGGGCGCGCGAGGATTGTCTGCTTCACGCCGTCGCGTGTGCCGTGTTCCTTTACGGTGGCCGAGAAGCGCACAAGCTCGCCCTTCGTGACCTGCTGCGGATAGCTGTCGATCACATTGACCAGAAGCTTGGCACCCTTGTGAATCAGCATGTTGCCAGCTGCGTCGCGCAAGCCGTGAACGTGCGTCGTGCCGAAAACGCCTTCGTAGGACGTCACGAAGACGACTGTGGCATCGACCGTGATACGCTCGCCGACAGTGCCGACCCAGCCAGATGCGGCGTCCTGCGCCTTCTTGGCAAGCTCGCGCTCGATCGTCTTCTGGACGGCTGCAACCTGCGCGTCAGAAAGCGTGCCGTACTTGCGGCCCTTGGAGATCACGTCATCTACGAACGCAGGCACATGGTCGAGCTTTGCTACAGCGAGAAGCAGGTCGGCGTAGAGCGCGTCGAAAGCGGTTTCGCGTGCATGTACTTCAGCAGCCTTTTTTGCTGCCTTGGCATTTGTTTTGGCATTGAGCTTGTCAAGCTGTTCAGCCGTGTAGACAGGCACGTCACGGGTGCGGCCTTTGAAGCCATGGCCGCGGCACTCGAAGCATGTTGTGCCGTCGATTTGGTTATAGCTGTAATGGCCTGAGCCGCCGCAACGGCCGCAGGGATAAGGCTGGGCTGCTGAATGACCGCGTGCGGTCGATTGGACTTCACCAGAAACTTCTTGGCCTGAGCGATAGTAGAACATTTTGCAATCTCCAATCTAGTCGGGGCCGTCCCCGAACAAGAATCATAAAATCATAAATCCAAAACCAGTGCAAGTAGAAAATTACACGAACCTATAAAAAAAAGAGGGGCCCATCAAAGGGCCCCTAAGTCGGGAGGACTACCCTACAATGGAAAGGGGAGTCCGCCTTTTTATCACAGGCTTGCCTGCTCCTCAATCTGGTTGAGGTACCACTGGACGTGCTCTTCGAACGTGCGGCTAGCATTGCCCTTGACCATTTGCGCGATGAACACCTCAAGCGCCATCTCATACATGGAGCGGGCATAGATGCCATCCGCCGAGAAACCCTGACGGACTGCATCAGCAGCGTATGCCTTGCGAAGACGGTCACATGTGGCGAAAATTTCAATCGAACTCATATCGCAATCTCCAATCTAGGCGGCCCCTTGGCCGACACATAATCCGTACCAGTTGCTGCAGAATATTGCAAGCACAAAAATAGAAAAAAGAGGGGGTCGAAACCCCCTCTTTATGTTTGCGGTGCTTGGCCTATCCTGACCGTGCGCCGCCTTGTCACGCCTGCTTTGCATTACACAGCATTGCCCCGCCATACGACGCCTCGTCTTGCCTGCCGTGCCTCGCCATGCCGCACCGAGCCGCGCTCTGCCCAGCCCGTCCCAGTACTGCCGAGCCTGCCTTGCTGCGCCATGCCGCACCGAGCTGCGCCTTGCCTAGCCTGCCTTGCCGATCCGGTCGATGCCGCGCCTTGCAAGTCCCAGCCGTGCCGTGCCTGCCTTGCCTGACCTCGCCCAAACTAGCCTCACACTGCCGTGCCTTGCCTGCCTTGCCACGGCTCGCCGCGACTCGTCAGACCAGTACGCGCCTCGCCTTGCCTGCCCCGCCTTGCCTCGCATTGCCGAGCAGTGCCTAGTCTCGCCTGCGTTGCCCCGCCTTGCTATGACAATCCATGGCTCACCGTGTCGTGCCGTGCCTGCCTCGCCAGACGTTGCCAGACCTAGCCATACCGTGTCCCGCCTCGCCTGCCTTGCGTGGTCATGCCTAGCGTATCCTCGGCTCGCCGTACCGTGCCTGCCTTGCCCTGCTGTGCGTTACCGAACCACCAGCGCCCAGCATTGCGAAGCCTGCCATTTGGCTTAGGCAGCATTCTCAAGAAGAAGTTTCTCCTTGAGACTCTCGATGTGTTCGATGATCTCATCGAGCTCTGGCGCAGCCAGATTCTTAAGCATCGTCGCACACGTCGTGAGTGTCATGAGTACGAGCGTGATACGATCAGCGTGACGAACCACAACCTGCTGTGTGGCTTCATAACCTGATCCCGTCGGCGATCGTACGAATACTGGAACCCGCACCACTTCATTATCGGAGCGGATCACCTCAACCTTTACACGTTTGATCAGTGCGCGAGCCTGTTGCAAACGATAAAGATGAGAAGCCTCATTATCATCCCACACAAATTGATTGTGCATGGATGAATTGGGGTTTCTTGCTGCCTCGACAACCTGTTCAGGTTCGAGAACACCCCCCACTGCAAGCTGTTGAAGCTCGTCTTTTATTGCGTTGATGTCCATATCAAGCTCTTTCAATTTCAAACGTCCCAAAACCTAAACCTGTTGATGATTTGGAATCATGTCGGCCTTCACCAATACCGACCTGAACACCAGCACGCATAAGCAAGTTGGTCACATCGGTAAGAGTAAATTGATCGGCATCGTATTTCACACGCAGATCAATATGCCACTTGCGCCACATCGGCCGCACGCGAATATCGACAACACCTGTCGCATTTCGTGTGTGCATATCGAGGCGCTCCCAATCGCCGTGTAAGTGAACAAGAGGAACACCATCGACAGCGTCGAACGTGTCTGCCTCGACAAAGATAGAAAGCTTTGCAAGCGTCATCTTAAAACCAACGAGACGACACGCAGAGATCATAGCATTACGAAACGCGCCCGCGGGTACGCCGTTCTTGCCATCAACACCGATATGCATTGCATCTCTACAGTCTTGATCAAAGTCACGCGCGTCACGCACTTTCTTGCCTTTGGCTGTGCCGCCTGCTTCCATCTTCGCCATCATGGCAAGCTTTGCTTTTTGTGAAAATCGAGCTTGTACAAAAGGCGCAGTACCAATCAGCTTAAAGCTTGCTGTCTGGATTTTTGGTGCAGTGATTGCAACAATTTCTGTCTTCTTTGTTTTATCTAACATTTTATTATTCCCTCTGAATGCCCCTGAACAGCGGGGCCCTGTCTTAAATTTATTTATTTATTCATCCTTTCATTCATGGCCGCTCCAGCATCCCGCAATAGCCATGGGTTGTGCTGTAGATAGCAGGCCATGAATCCGTCTCAGGATCTTTCTCTTCAGCGTATCGCATCAGCCTCCACCGCCATGCCATGCACTTTGGGCCAGCGCACAAATCTTTTCCTTCAATCGCGCCCATACTTATTGGGCAGTATAAATCCTCAGCCTCTTCAGGCGTTATATAATGCGGATGGTCCATCACTCTTTATCCTTTAGTGCGTCAAGAAGAGATGGAAAACCTTGAGGTATTTTAGGTTGATCATATAAAATATGATTAGCCCAACGATCCGCAAATTCTTTTACCATCTGTTTATCAATAATTCCCCGCAACCGCTCAATTTCAGTGATGCCTTTATCTAAAGCAAATAGCGCATCAGGGTCGTTGGTTTTGTCTAATGCTTTTTGCATTAATTCAACGAGGTCCATTACTCTTTCTCCTTCAGCGCGGTGCGGGCTTGATATGCTCTCCCACATTGTGACGGATGCGTTAGCAATGAAACGCATACATTGCCTTCACCAATCTTCCGCAATGCTTCCCGCAACCGATTGCGTTCTTCACGCAATTTCTCAATCTCGTCGGCGGCTTCTTCGCACCAATCGCCTGTTTCAGAGAAATGAATTTCTGCAATTTTTCGCAACCGTTCAACGATGTCCATCACTCACCTCCAAATCCCTTCAACGTGTAACTAATACTATCAAACGTATAGTCACCGTATTTTTCCAACGTGCGTTGCAATGAATCAATCTTCTTTCGTAATGCCATACAAGCATTCAAAGCATTGTCACGCTGACGCTCTGCTTCAGCAAGCTGCTTACGCAATTCGATAATGTGCTTGATCGTCAGGTCGTCAGCGTGTCTCATTTTATTGCCCCAATGCTTGTTCAATGTCACCGCGGACAGTCGGTAGATTGACCGCGCCACCTTCGCCACCAAGGGTTGCATAGCCTGCAACATCATCCCAATGGTCTCGATGATTCTGATTGCCATTCAACAGGCGAGCAAGCTTCATAGCAATTGCCTCAAGCGACTCTTTCTGTTGATCGTTCAGGTTCTGCCAGTTGCGGCCCGAACGCATGACGTCCTTCAAAGATTGAGACAGGCTCGCCGTCTCTTTGTAAATGCCATGGGTCTTTTCTTTTTTTGACAATGAAACATTGATATCCATTTTAGATTCCTCTGATGTTAAAGATGCTGATTTAAGCATTTCCGAAAGTTTTGTCATTTAACCTTTTTCCATTTAGTTGGCTCGACCAACGTGAACGTGCTCGCTGTTCGGCCGTTTTCATCATAATTGCGATTTACTTTTATTGCGCCGCGCTTGATCAACATTCGCATGTTGGAAGACACGGTCCATGAGTTTATATCAAGCTCCTTTGCTAGAGTGACGTACAGGGTAGAGAAGTTGATGTGGATTCCGTACTTGAGAAACAACCTGATCCACAAGACCTTGGCAGATGACGAGATCTTCTCGTCAACCAACACAAGAAGTAAAACATTATAATCCATTGATGATTGCTTCCTTTAAAGCTTCTCCTGTGGCGAAATGGTTTTTCTCATTGTCATTGCCGATAGCATCAGCGAGTGCCCGAGCCTTGATCTGGTTATCGCCAGAGATTGTAAAGACGCGCACGGGGATAGCATCGACATCAGACACGGTCGTATCGGCAATGACGCGAAACTTGGTCACACGACCTTTACGATCAACCTTGATTGCACGCGCCAATCGCCAATCCGAATAGCGTGTGGTTTTCAATTTGATTGTGGTGCTGCTGCGGTCAAACCTGACCGCAACAATATCGCCTTTTACTGCAATTGAAGAAGGTTCCATTATGCGGCCTCCTTCTTCTTTGCGACGACCTTGAGAACTTCGAAAGACTTGCCGTCTTTCACGCATGCCGAGAAGAGCTTGAACTGCTCTTCGGTGATGCCGTAATCTTTGAGCAGCTTGTCGAAGTCCATGACCGAACGCTGCGAGAGCGACACCTTAACGTCGCATTCTTCACCAGAAACGAGATCAACGCCGAGCGCGACGATTTCTGACTTAACGGCTTTCTTCTGCTCTTCGAGAGCTTTGATCTGGCTATCAAGATCGTTGTACTTGTCTGCGAGAGTGCGATTGGTCATCTGAAGTCTCCTATCTAAAATCTAGCGCCACAGCGGCGACACCCCCTTCTCCCATATCCCGAAGATCAGTGCAAGCAAAAAAATGCATTTTCTTAAAATTATTTTGCCTTTGGTGGTCTGCCCATCGAAGTATTTGATTGCAAACGGATTTCTGGGTTTTGGAAGGTCCAACACTCGCCTGTTTCGTCAATAAAAGTGACCCAAAGCAGATGGTGCTCGGGCCCATAGTCAATCAAAAAGTGAGCCATCGCCTTGCCCTTTGGCGTATCAAGCGGAAGAGGCGGGTCGATGCGGAGCATTCAACGGCGTCCCCCAAACGGGCGTGGCACTGACATAGGCTTCTGCCCCTGTAAATCATTGTTATCTTGAGGTTTTTCATTCAGAACCCTAATCGTGATTTGGGCTATAAGGCCCGCTATAATAAGGCCGCCAACGGCCGCGATTAATAAAGCGATTTC